CAAACGACTTTTAATCGCCTGAAATATATACAAATATATATTTGCTCCCGGTCCCTTGCCCGGCTATCACAAGACAAAACCTAGATCCCTTCAGTAAGCAGGTTATCCTTACAACACATTAAGATCCCGATTGAAATTCCGGTTACCAATTTTTGCAATAAACTATTGAAACTCCCTTTTTGTAAACAAGGTATCATTTACACTCAACTTAGTTGTTTTAACATAAGAACCCGATCCACAAAACTCGGTTAGCATTTTGTAAGAGCACTTCAATTGCTTATTGTATCATTTATTATTCAAATAAATTTCTTTTCGATAATAAATTTTAAAATTTTATAATCATGAATGATTTGTTAATAGTGGATGTTAATCTTGAAGCAGTTCAAGATGATATCGCTAATAATGTCATTCTTCGTGATTTTTTACCTATAGGTATAAAATCACTTAAAGAATGTTGTATTAACACTATTAAAAATTATAATGAAGATAAATTATTTGCCAAGTCCCCTGATATGAATAAAATTAGAAATCACGTTGTCGAAGTTTTAAATATTGGAACTATTCGTAAATATAATATTCATGGATATGTTTCTATCATTATAAAACATCGTAGGCGTATAACTAATTTTGATGACGAATTGACTGGTCCTACTTTAGTGGCTATAAGCCATATATTTGGTAGGGAGATTGCAGATACTATATTTAACAACGAAGTTTCTACTGATGTTCTTTTGTTTAAAAAACAATATTCAGATAAGCAATTTTGGCGTTATAAATTGAGGAAATTCGAAGGAACCAAACATTGGTTCTTCCTCTTTAAGTATCTTTTCGTTGATTGTTATAATGACGATAAAGAACCATCATTTGCACGTACCCGTAAAGGTAAGCGTCAAATGATGATTTATTTGTCACCAGAATGGCATAAACGATTAAACGAACTTCACTTTTTTGATATGTTTAAGGAACCTTTTGAGAATATCATTAGGTGTCTTGATCTTATTATATTAAGTGGAGATGTTGAATTGAACCCTGGTCCTGCTGTCATGTCCCGTTTTGTGCGATATAACAACTCGAGCACAAGACGTGTACATGAAGCACAGGGTTCTGTTCTGAACGATATTTCTGACCTAAATAAATTTTTGAATTCACAATTACCTGTTGTTGTTGAACAAATTAGGAAAATTGTTGACGATTGTAATTTAGGTTTTCAAAGTACTGTTTTATTAGCCGATTCTAAATTGAAAGAAGATATTCGCTTATTAACTCAAGCCAGTGGTAATGCTATTTCTAAAGTTGAAGGTATACAATCAATGATATTAAAAACTATGTTATTATGTTCATTGATTATATTACTCAGACAAATGAAATGGAATCGTACTGCCTTAATGGCTGGAGTTATAGGAATGCTATCTTTATTTGGTTTACCAGGAAAGTTAATTCAGCTATTCCAAAAGACTTTCTGTCATGAAAGTGAAAATTTTGGAGTAGATACAGTATATGGCCCTCTTTTAGGAAGTATTATATGTTATTTTATAATAGGTAAACTTCCAACAAATTCTTCTTTGGAGCAATTTTCAAAGAAAACGAACAATTTTTCGAGAGGTTTATCAGGAATGATGAATCTCAATCGTGACATAGGAAAACTTTGGATACAAGTCAAAGATTTCGTTATGGCACAGATTTCTCCTTTGCCCGATTCTTTTATGTCTGTGGAAGATGAGTTGAAAATATGGTCAGATTCTATTGAGCATTATACAGATATTATTGTCAAAAAACAAGCGATGATTAAAAATGTTGATATAATTAAAATTTCTGGTTTATTAAAGCAAGGTATAAAATTGAAAAAGTGGGCATATGCTAATAAATGTTCTACACAAATGTGTTTACACATAGCTAGTATGTGTCGTCATGCTGAACAACTTTATAATTTTTGCGATAAAAATAATACCTTAGATGGTGGACAACGTCAACGTCCATTATGTATAGTGTTGTTTGGTGAATCTCAAATTGGTAAATCACGTTTGATTTACCCATTGTGTCAAGATTTATGTTATGAAGCTGGTTTTAGACAATCTACTGATATAGAAGAACAAATTTATGCTCGACAACCTGAAACTGAATTTTGGGATGGTTATAAAGGACAATTTATAGTTGTGCGTGATGATTGTTTGGCTGCTGTAGACGATGTGTCAAAGCCGAATCCAGAATTACATGAAACTATACGAGAATTAAATGATTTTCCATATCATTTACATATGGCAGCTTTAGAAGATAAAAATACATATTATACTTCAAAAGTTGGCATTATGACAATAAATGATATAAATTCTCCAATTCGTTCTTTATCTTATCCCGAAGCTTTCTTTAATCGTATTTCTGATCATATGTATGAAGTTGTTCCACACTCAGATTTCGCAAAAATTTTAGATGTAGGGGGTGGACGCTCAAAAGTTCTGCTAGATCAAGTTAAAGTAGCTAAACATTTAGATGCTTTATCTGAAATAGCAGGATATAGAGTGCCAACTTCTACTGAGATTTATACTTTCCAAAAATACAAGAAACAAATTATTTCTGGTAAGTTACAATTTGTCCCTGATTTGACGCAACCTTTATTAAATTATGATGCTTTTTCAACTCTGATGTGTTCAGAGTTAAGTAGAAAGCAAGATGATTTTGTGATTCAAAAAGATTTTATGAATAAAAGGTTGGAAAAGAAAATGGTTGCCCAAGTGAATGATGAGATATTTTTTGAATGTGATGCTGTCAATGCTGATGATGCTACCGAATTTGGTGATATAATTGCTTCAGGTTTACATAAAGGACAATCCTTAATAGAAATTGAAACGGCAATTTTGGAATCAAGTCGTGCAGAAGCATATATTGACTTTAAGAGAGCATGTCAGTTAGTTTCTGTTCCAGTAAGTTCAAAGCTTAAATATTATGCTGTTAATATGTTTGTTGAATTTAAAAATACAATTAGTGAATTTTTCATTAGTTGTAGGGATAAAATCGCAAGTATATTAGACAAATATCCAGCTTTGAAATATATTTTCTTCATAGGAACCACAGCTGTTGGTTTATATACTGTATATAAAGCATTTGTAGATGAAACTATAGATTCTTTTATTGTTGCTGATTCAATAGATGAAGAAACATATTTAAGGAATTGTAAATGGATTAAACAACAAACTAATATGTCAGTTGCAGAGAATATGTCTTATTGGAAAACGAATCTTATGATGCGTAATCCTGAAGAAAGTGCATTGATTGATAAGAATACAAATAATATTCCTATACATACCACTGAAGCATATAATTCACCAGGTCAAGGAAAAGATAAAAAGAAACCACGACATGTAATAGAAGCTTATAATTCACCAGGTCAAGGAAAAGATAAACGTAGAGCTAAATTTGTAGTGGAAACTCGTGTTCATGAGAGTGAAGGAACTAATGATATTAATGCTATTGAGACATCTATGCATATTTTGAGGAATAATTTGTATTCTTTAACTTACGAAAGTAAGGATGGAGACAAATTATTGGGAAATGTTATGGCGTTAAAAGGTTTTGACTTTTTAATGCCATATCATTTTATTCAATATATGCAATTACTAGATTTACCATTAGATACCAAATTATCATTATCGCGCATTAATTATAGTGAAAGAGTTTACAATAGCATGATGTCTTTTACTTTAAGTGAAATTATTCATGCTGATGGAACACTAAATCGCGCTGTTCGCTTAGTTCAAAATGATGACGAATTGGATGCTATAATTTTCTGTCCCTCTGAACGTTCTAATATTGTTTGTCATAGATCTATTTTGAAACATTTTATATTAAAGGAAGAACAATGCCGTCTTTTTGGAAAAATGGAAGGCATACTTCTTTCTTATAATAATGATAATGGACAAATAGCTAAATTGATTAAAACTTTAAAGAATGTTCATTCGTTTGATACACCTTTGCCCATTTCTGTTTTAGGTCACGAATATATCCAGAGACATGGATATTTGTATGAGGGCAACACAATGAAAGGAGAATGTGGTGGACCACTAATAATTTTAGCAACTAGTTTAATTCGAAAAATAGTTGGTATGCATGTTAGTGGTATGGCAGGAGAAGGTTATTCGGTGAAACTGAATCAAGAAATATTGGAAGAACATCTTGATGCATTAGCCGCAAAAATTCCTGATGGACATCGTAGTCAATGTTATGTTCATATTGATGAAAACATGTTACAATCAAATGATTGTGATATTCCACCAGGAGTGTTCCCTGAAATTGGTAAAGTGAAGATTCCATTGTATCAATGTTCGAAAACGGTTTTGCGACCGTCTTTGATACATGGAGAGATAACTATACCAACAACGAAACCAGCATACTTGCGTCCTTTTATGAAAGATGGAGTCTTAATTGACCCTGCTATAAAAGGATTGGAAAAGTGTGGAGGAATAACGAAATTAATTGATCCCAATAAATGTGAAATGGCCTGTAATTATATTTATCAAAAAATAAGTCGCGATTATGTTGACTGTGGTTACGATAAATATGCTCGTGTTATGACTTATGAGGAAGCTATTATGGGTAATGAAGATACGTTTATATCTGCTATGTGTAGATCTACGTCTCCTGGTTACCCTTTTAATAGTGATCCGCAACACAAAACACGATTACCTGGAAAACAAGCATGGATGGGAAAAGCTGAAGATTTCGATTTTACATCCGATAAAGCTTTGGAATTGCGAGCAATTGTTGATCAACTGCGTGTTGATTGTCTTAATGGTGTTATTACAAATGTTATTTGTGCCGACACTATGAAAGATGAACGACGTCCAATAGCCAAAGTTGATGAAGGTAAAACTCGAATGTTTTCAGCTTGTCCTATGCATTTTGTAACTTTGTTTCGACAATATTACGTTGGTTTTGCAGCTTTTATCATGCATAATAGAAATGTAAATGGTATAGCTGTTGGAACCAATGTTTACAGCGCAGATTGGGATCAAATAGTACGACAAATAAAGCTTAAAGGGAATAAAGTTTTAGCTGGTGATTTTAGTAATTTTGATGGTTCATTGATTACACAAGTTTTGTGGCTTGTTTATGATATCATTGAAGAATTTTATAGAACTCATGATATAAACTATAATGAAAATGATCGAAAGATTAGATATTCATTATGGATTCATATTGTGAATTCTATACATATCTACGGTGATAATATATAT